ACCTGGAGCACCTCCCAGAGCTTCCGGGTGACATCTTCCTGCACACCCGGAAGCTCTGGGAGGTGCTCCAGGTCACCGACCGGGACTACCTCGGGGAGACCGACATCGCCGTGGCCTGGGCTGGGACCTGCACGATGATCGTGGACGACTGCGTGAACCCGGCAGAGTTCTCGCTCCCAGCTCCACCCACGCCGGTCCCGCCCGACACCAGGACGCCCGAGGAGCTGCGTCATGGCTAGGCGCAGGCGGAGGGGGGTGCCGGTCGGCGGAGTCCGGTGGAGCAAGCGGAACAGGACGGCCGTGCGTCCCGTGGCCTACGTCCAGGTAGGTGGGCGGCGGCTCCCGCTCAAGAAGGTGCCGGCGTTCTTCCCGCTCTTGATGGACTCCGCCATGGTGGCGACGGCCACCCAGCTCCGGGTGATCGCGGAGGAGGGCCGTGAGCTGCTGATCGACCGCATCTTCGCGCAGACTCCCCAGCTCCCGGAGAGCGGTCGCCCCCCGAGCCTGTCGGCCGAGCGACCTGCGCGGCTGCGGAAGGCCGTGGTCAAGACGCGCAGGGGTCCGTTCCAGCCCCCGCTGGCCCCCCTCACCGAGCCCTACGCCAGCCGGAAGGCCCGGGAGGGCCTGGACGGCCGCATCCTCCTCGCGATCGGTGACTACGTGGCCGGCATCGAAGTGTTCCGGGGCGAGCAGAAGGAGGGCGGGGTCTACTACATGGTCCGCCCGGCGGCCCGCAAGCACGACCCAGATGGCCGGGACTACCCCCAGCTCTCGAAGCTGGCGCGCTGGCTCGAGGCTGGGACCTCCAAGATGCGCCCGAGACCTCACTGGAGGCCCACGCTCCAGGAGATCAAGGACATGCTGAACGACAAGGGGATCAAGAGGGACGTGCGCGCCGCCGCGATGCGCCGCGCGATCCAGGAGATCCGATGAACTGCGCTGGTACCTGCGCCGCGGAGTGCTGAGTGTTCTACGCCCCGTTCATGGACGCGCTGCGGGCCTTCTTCGCCCGAGCCCGGTGGGAAGGTGATCCGGTCCCGGCCGTGTTCGCCGGGCCGGACCGCGCGTTCGAGGAGCTGAAGCGGCAGCACCCAGACAAGGTGGCGAGCAGGACGTCCCGGAGGACCGGGCGGAAGGGGATCACGCGCCAGGCTCTCAGCGACCAGCCGGCCTGGGTGCCGTTCTTCTCGATCCTGGCGACCCCTCCCCAATTCGACCCCACAAGATTTAACCCGCGGTCGTTCCGCGGGATCACGAAAGACCTTCAGACTGGTACCGCAACCACTATGCGGTTCCCCCGTCCGATCACCTCGGACGTTCAGGTGGACCTCTGGTGCGGAGCTGATGGCGGATGGTCGATGGCCAACCACATCTCCGCCCAGATCGAGCTGGAGTTCCAAGCCGATAGCGTCTACCTCCCCATCGACTGGAGCCTGCCCCGCTACTACAAGCCTCCCTTCAATACCATGGACCATGCCAGGCAGTACGGGAGGACCCGCTGCCGGCTTTTGGTGCAGGGCGGCTGGCAGGACAACAGCGACCTCGAAGCAATGGATGGCCCCAAGCAGGTCCGGTGGACCTGGAACGGCAGGATCGAGGGCCACTTGCCATACCGCCTGGAGGAAGCGAGGATCGTTCGCACCCTGGAAGTCGAAATTCTGGACGATGACAACCAGGTGCTCGGAACCGTACTAGGCGGAGTGGAGGACTGATGGCCAGCCCCGGCGTGAAGATCAACCTGTTCGACTTGACCGTGTTCGCCCCGGCGACCAGCAACGCCATCACCGGCGTCGTGGGACCGGCGACCAAGGGGCCTGTGCAGGCTCTCGAGGAGTTCACCGACGAGGGGAACTTCGTGACGCGGTTCGGGCGCTCCAACATCGAGCGGATGTATGCCCAGCGGGCCGGCATCCGCTACCTGAAGCGCGGGAACAGCCTCAAGTTCGTGCGCGTGGCCGGGAGCCTCCTCTCCTACGCCACGGTGACGCTGCTGGCTGCGGACGGACAGCAGGAGATCCTGGCGATTCAGGCCGCCACGGCCGGGACGTGGGCCAACGGTGGCGTCATCGAGGTGGCGATCCAGCACAACCCCGGGACCTCCGGGCCGGTGAGCTACAACTTCTACGTCTACCAGGACGGCCAGCTCGTGGAGACCTACCTCGAGCAAGACAACGGGATCATCGAGAACACGATCAACACCTCCTCGACGCGGATCACGGCCCAGCTCCAGCCCGGGGCCGGCACCACGTTCCCGGCGGAGACGATCAACGTGGTCACCGGGGCGCTGGATCGGCTCCCGATGTCCGGCGGCGACGACGGGGCGTTCGCGAGCACTCGCAGCTCCGACTCCACCACCGGCCCGATCGCTGGGCGGCGGTTCTTCGGTGAGATGGACGCCACGGCGGGCACCAGGACTTGGCACAACCTCCTGACGATCCCGGGCACCATGACCGGGCTCTCCGAGTACCGTGGGACCCTGGGCGGTGCGGCCGTCCCAGGCACCGTGACGATCAGGGCCGAGATCGGGGCGGCCTCCTACATCGAGCTGGCCGACAGCGCCCCTGGGACACCCCTCGTGGAAGGGGCTGGGATCGGCGTCCTCGAGCCGGCGGCCGGTGCTCACGTCGGCTACGTGGACTATCGGACTGGGGAGTTCGGTATCCAGCTCGCCGCGGCCACCTTCTTCGTCGGCGGGACGATCGACGCCATCTTCGTCAAGGCCGAGCAGGAGAACGTGGGCGCGCAGGTCCGCGGGCTCGGGGAGTACGCTGGCGGCCTGAGCCAGTGGCCCCTGTCCCCGGGCTACTACAACGCCAACAAGGCCAGCCTGTTCTTCTCCGTGGACGAGCAGGTGGGCGATGTACCACTCGGCGCGGCCGGTGCCCAGTCCACCGACCCCCTGCTCAAGACTCTGAGCGGATGGATCGTGCCCGGGACCGTGGTCCTGACGCCCACGGACACCCAGGGGCAGACGATCCCGCCGCCGGTCTACGATGACGGCTTCGGTGGGTTCCGCACCGAGCCCGACGGCGGCGGTCAGCCGTGCGTCGGCGCCACGATCGACTACCGGACCGGCGTCTGGTCGGTCCCGGCCTGGGACCCGATCGGTGGCGTGCTGTTCCCGGCCGTCGCAGCGTGCCAGCTCCAGGCGGAGTACGACATCCAGGTGGTCAACATGGGCGGCGGGGCCGTCCCCGGTGAGAACGGGACCTGGGTCGGCAACGAGACGCTCCAGCCGAGTGACGCTGGCGGCGATGCCAACGCCGCGGACACCGATCCCGGCGCCGTGCGGGCCACGGGGCCGCTCCTCCCGGGCAACGTCAAGCTGACGATCTCCGACGTGGCCGGCTCCCCGGAGGTCTACTACGACGATGGCCTCGGCAACTGGCTGACGCACCGCAGGGGCGACCCGCGGGCGGCGGTCGCTGCCGGCGGTGCGATCAACTACGACACTGGGGCCTGGAGCATCACGGCCTCCGCCAACATCACGGCCACGGCCAGCATCGACATCGACTACGTGTCCGCCTTCACGACCCAGGCACGTAAGTCGCTGCGCGGGTCCACGTCCCAGATCCTCGGCTCGGGAGCCCCGCTGGTGGTCGGGTTGGCCCAGGACGACCCGGACGACACGGCCAGCACCGGGAACGAGAACAACGGGTCCGACTACCTGGACCATGACACTGGGCGGTTCGCGGTCAAGTTCAACCTCCTGTCGAGCGGCACGCAGCAGTTCGACCTGGCCGACTCGGCAGCCATCCAGGCGGTCTACGCGGCCGGGACGATCCTCGGCTGGGGCGACGGGACGCTGACGGCCTTCGCTGGGACGATCGACGGCGCCCCGTACCGGCGCCAGAACGGGCGTCTCAAGGCGTTCCAGTCCGCCCAGGTGAGCGTGGCCGGGGCCGGAGAGGCCCAGGTGTCCATCGGGTCCGTCGGACCCAGCATCAGCCAGGACTACTGGTCGCAGAACGTGGTCCCCGCCACCGACCCCGACAACTTCCTGGTGTTCGGGACCGGCTCCACCAGCATCGAGTGGACCGGAGCCCCGTCCCGGGACGAGGCGGTGGTCATCTTGGGCGAGGACACCGTGGCCCACATGACAGCGCGCTACCCCGGCGACATTGGGAACGAGCGGGCGGTCTTGACGGACGGCCTCTGGGGCGAGGTCAGCTCCGACCCGACGGCGACCGGCACCATTCGGCTGCGCGTGTTCTTCGGGGCCGCCACGGTGATCGAATCGTTCGGGCAGGCCAACAACCTGGACGAGCTG